CGTTGAATACCATGTATTAATATTTAATACCCTATTTGGGTTGTTATTATCAAAACCTATCGGGTATGAGATTTGAGATTGTTGAATACTATCCAAATTTAATCCTTTAGATATTCCTGATTGTATTTGACTGTTAGTATATCCTGTAAATAAATCCAAACCAGTCGCCATGTAATAGATATCATTTATGACTTTAGGATAAAAACCTAAATTCATTGTTGATGATGTAATTTGTTTACCAGATGGACTCGTACTAACAACAGAATCTTGACCAACAACAGTAAATGTTTTTGATTGTTGATTTGTAAATGTATATTGTGTTTTTAAGTCAGAAGTTGTTGGGTCATAAAGATTTGCAATGTCAACATTTGTCCAAGTAGTATCTAATATATCAACACCATCTTCAATGTATTTTTTATATCTATGCCAAATTGAACCGTATTTAAGAATCCACGCATATGGTAATCTATGTACGCCACCAAATTTGGTTAAAGTAGCAAAAATGTAATCTAAATCTTTATCTAACGTAATGTCTGTTGGGGATACAATATTTTTATATCGTTCTCTTAAAGTTCCTAATGGTAAAGAATTTAAGAACAAATATGCAGATTTTACATATGGATATAAAGTACCACCATTTCTACTTAAATTTATTGATTCTAATAAAGCATTTGTGAATACTGGTGTATTAAGTATTGATGTTGTTTGAGAGGGAGTAACATTACCACTTTTATTACTGTAAGATATTGGTCCTTCGGTTATCAAATAATTGTTAGTGACAATTCTATCTAAATAAAATGATGTTAAATTATTTGATGTTACCGGTTGTTTAGCAACCGAAAAATTACCACTTGTAAATGGTACGTTTTCTTTTTCATTAAATGGTTTGTAATTACTAATGAATTTTTTATCCGTATTTAAGATTAAACTTTGTGTAGTGTCATATCTATTACCTTTTTTAGTAATATTTGCTAAATTTTTTGCCACCCATATATCACTTGTGAAAGGATATAAATCTGTGAAATCAGTAGTTGTTGATAATGAACTTTTAATATATTGGTCAATATTAGTTAATGATTCAACATTTTTAGATGTACTTGGTGATGATGTGGTTAAATAACTAAAATCTAAAATACCATAATCTTGAGTTGTTACGGTTCTTAAATATTCCGAAGTGAATTCACCACGAATAAATTGTTGCCAACTTGGTCCAGTCCCATCATTTGAAATGTTTCTTAATAATGTTAAAATGTCATTTGGCGACAATGGAATACTTTTTAATATTCTAACAAGGCTAGGACTTGTACTGTTAAGTGCTGTTGTAATATTACTAGTTTCTAAATCAGAAATTGTTTTATATACCGAAAGTTGTGATGAATTTGGTCTTGATAATCTATCATAATAAACAGACATGATAACTCTCTCATAAATTTCATATATAAATTTAACTGTTTCATAATTAGAATATGGTACGTTAGTCATTGGGAAATCAACAGCATTTACTGATATTCTAGCAATTGTTTTTCCTTCATTATTATCACCTGAAGCGTTTACAGTATCCGCTGCGGATTGACTTTTTATAATACCTTTTAGATATTCTTCAACAAATTGAACTTCAGGCCAAACACTAAAATTATTACCACGAGTTCTTGATATTTCTTTAGAGTCACCAGGATATCTTAACTCAAACTGTTCACCATCAGGGGAATTTGTTTCAACATAATATAATGGCCAAGGATAAACAGGAATATTGGCTAAAGAGTTAGTATTTGTTGTTTGTACTAAATTTTTACTATCAGGTGTTACACTTGTTTTAGCCCCATCAAACACCGCCCTTTTTCTTATCGGATTAAGTCTTTGTGCCCAAGCTTCTCTATGAACATCGTCCATCATTAAATAAAAAGCTTCAACCGATGCGAATATCATACCCATGATATTTCTTAGTGTTGGTTTGAACCCTAATCCATTTGGACCCTCAATTTTCTTTTCTAAAAATTCACTAAGAGCCAATATTAATTTTTCTTTTTGTTTTGATACTTCACTAAATGTATTATCTATTAAACTATTAAAAGATTGATTACCAAAATATTGACCGTCAAATATAAAATTATATGTTGGGAGAAGAACATCATTATCAGTTTTTTTATATGTTGGTCTAAAAAAATCAGACTCTTTAGCAATTAAATCAGTAATTTCATCTTTAGTTCCTATTCTACCTGTTCTAACTTGAAATGTTTGTTCCCAATCAATGTCCTGTGGAAGTATTGCTCTCCTAAATGTATCAGGTATTGCCACTTCTTGTACACTTGGTGCCACAAATAAACCATTAAGTGTTGAAATTTGTGATTGATATTTAACACCATCTACGGTAAAGTTTCCATCTAATCCTAATGTTTTATTTTTATCTAACGTGTTTTTATATTCAATAATTATTTTTCTTAATTGGTTATAAGCATCAACCGCCTTTTGATTACTAACATCTGTTCTAATAACATTATTATAAATCCAAGTTGTTACTGTATCAGCGGTACTATTTTCTTTTAATAATATAAATTGTTTGTTCGGGTCTATGTATTTACTAAACCAAGAATTTGGGTCTGTCGATGTTATATCATCACGTAATTTTGTAAGTACTTCAGAATATGTGTTAACATCACTTAAAGGAGTGAATTCCGCTTGTCCAAAACTTTTATTTAAGTTTGATTCCAACGCATATAATCTAATTCTTAATTCAGGTACAGAAAGTTCTGGTAAATCTGTTGGTATTAAACCTTCGGCTTTATATTTTTTGTAAACATTTTTTATTTTTTCCATACCTTTGGAAGAACTAACATTAGCCGTTAAACTTGTTGTGTTTCCATTGGATGCTAAAGCGGCATTTACCGCACCTGTTTGAGCTGCGGTAGCACTAATTCTATAATTTGTTGAGTACATGTATGGTGTTGCGAACAACGCACCAACCTGTGTCTCAGCAAGTACTGTGTATTTGTATGAATAAAACTTCAAACTAATTCTATAGTTTCCGGTGTTTCCTTCAAACGCCGCTGAAAAGTTTGTAAGAATTAATTGATATCTAATTGCTTTACCATAATAACCTTTCATTGTTAAATAAAATGTTGGATACGGTAAATTAAAGAAACAAGCGTATTCAGAATTTTCACCTTTTTCAAATAAAGCCCTTCCTTGGGTATCAATCAATGTCATTTCAACTGTAGGTGTCATACTACGAGTATTTTTAACTCTTATTGATTCAATACCTAATAATCCAGTATCCTCACGATTTAACGTATTTTGTTTAACATAAAAATCATTTGTTTTATTTTGTTGTTGGATATTTTCTTTAGATGGTTGATTTGTTCCTTTACCACTAATAGAATTCAACCCAGTAATTTCATCCAAATAATCATTTGATAAATTTGTTTTTCCACCAGGTCTTAAAAAATTAATAGAGGCTATTGGTGTTGTCTGAACAGAATCCAATAAATTTGCACCAACAGCAAGTTTTGTTCTTGGTAACATTTTTGCTTCCAAGTTGGCATACATAACCAAATTTTCGTGATGAATTTGTCTTTCTTGTACTGTTCCGTTAAGATTGACCGTTTTGTTTGGGTCAACCAAAACAATGTTTTGATAGTCAAAGTCAACTAATATATTGTCATTTGTTTGAAAGTTATCTGCCATAATAATAGAAATAGTTGTCTAGACCATTTTTGTAGTCCTGTAATGAAGATACAAGTGGATATGGTATAGTCAATACAGAGTTATTGGGGATGTTCCATTCTAAACCTCCAAATTGGGGATTGGCTTGTAATATTAACCAACCAAAGAATGGTGTACCGTAATACTCTTGTGAAACTTTATCTAATCTACTAAAACCAGTTCTATAAACATATCTTTGGTCAGATGTTTTTGATGGTAGTGGCACAAACGGAACAACAGTCTGTTCACCGTTAATTAAAAATTGTTGATATCGGTTATAATACGCATCCATTATAAGAATTTACGTTTGAAGTTGTAAGGTTTTTTATCCAAATTATTATTCTTATTTGAATAGATATTTTGTAAAGTTTGTTTTCTATCTGTTGGTGGTTCCAAATCTTCACTAAATATTGTTATTCTTTTTTGTGTTATTCCAAATGATGGTGTATATTTGATGTAAGGTTTTGCAGCATCACTTGTTTTATATTCACTTAATAAAGTTTTACCCGCTTTATTAGCATAATCCCATTGAAATCTTAATGAAACATCACTTGTATCATAGAAGTATTTAATTGCATTTGTGGTTGCTTGGTCCAAACCATTAACCAATGCATTTATAAACGCATCTTTTAAGTTTTTCTCTAATAAAGCTCTACTCATCAATGTATATTCTCGTTGTCTATATTGATTACTTGTAACGTAAACAAAACCATCGGCAGGTGATGCCCAAGTACCCGGAATTTTAGGATTATACCCCGTTGTACTGTATAAATTGGCTGTTGTTAAACCAGTTAAGAAAGAATTATTACTATTACCAATAGAAAGATAATCATTTCTTAAAGATGTTAAACTATCAATTGTTGTCCCATTAACATCTTCAGGTGTTCCACTTATTTTATAAAGAATCGCAATGTTTTTACTATTTAATTTACCATCATAACTTGTTGTAGTACCTGAAGCAATAAAATTTAATCTATCAATATTAAACACATAGTCTTGTTGTATTGATGATAATGTATTCACAGGTGTTGTTAGACTATTCAAGAATGTTGTTCTGTATGTTTGAACATAATTTGTGTAGTTTTTCTTAAATAATCTTTTTTGTGCGGTTGTTATAATTGGATTAGCAAATATTGCACTTGAGAAAATATCAATGTTTCCATCATCAATGTCTTTTAAGAATTCTTTAAACGTATCGTTTACATATGTTTGGGTATTTTGTGGTTTACCATATATGTTAACATCCAAATCTGTTGAAGAATTAAATTTACCAACATTATAAGCTTGATTTTTATCTCCATAACTTAACATAGATAAAATACCATAATTATAATTTGTCAACACGCTATCAAACATGTTAATAGTACTGTTATAATAATCTTGTGTTTGTGTGATAACTTTATTCATAAACGTACCATATGTTAACGTACCTGTTTGACCACTTGCCGTAGTTCCTGTTGATACAAATATACCAATAGTATTACCACCATCATTTGACACATTATTATCAACATTACTAACTCCCACTGTTGGGTTTTGATTTATAATACCTTGAATAACTTGTTTGTCTAACTTACTTGTATCTTCAGTAGCCTCAGCTCTTTCATCATACATTTCAGTATTGGCATAGTAGTTAAATGATAACGCATTTTGTAGTGTATCAATCGGATTTTTCAATCCCATACCACCAACTAAGTTAAAACTTAAATTCACCTCAACAATCATAGGTTGGAAACCAATACCTTCAGGGTTCATATCCCATGTTTTATCGTAAGTAAAGTTAATACCTGTTGGTATTATTTTGGTATTAAAGAAATCACCGACCCTCAATACTAATACAGGTGGTGCTCCAAATGATGTATTTAACGCATCATTATAAAGTTTTTCACCATTAGGTCCAATTGTAGGAATTGTTTCACCAGGTCTTGCACATTGTTGTAAGAACGTCAATCTTGAGTTCAGACCTTCAGGTGTCATCGAGTGAAACGCTGGTTGGAAGTATTTTAATTTATCTTTAATTGAATCGTAAATAAATGGATTGTCGGCTTTAAGAACCTCAAAGTAATCACACTCATTTAACAAGTATCTTAATAACTTCTTAGAAGCCCCCTTGTACAAGTCTTGTGTTGGTTGTACTTGTGGTGGTGTTGGTTTTTTTGGTTCCAACTTTTGTCCATTCTCTAAAGTAGTTTGTTGTGGAGCATCATTAGCCGGTTGTGGATTTGGTTGTATGGGAACAATAACAACTTCTCTCAAAATAACCGCTCTACAAGACATTGCATCAGTTGCGTATATTTTATCTTTACCCGTTGTATTTTTAGTACAATCAGCTGAACCCCAAGATTTTTTATCAGATTGTATTGGTGTAATACTGTCTAATACTTCCCCAACAGGATTTTGAGCTATCAATATTTTTGTTCCAACTAAATCACCCAAACTATTGGTTCCATCAAATTGGTATGTTTTTAAGAATTGTAAAACAGAATCAATTCTTCTTGATGATAATTTAAGGTTATAATCTTTTTCGGCTGGTGGTGATGCACTACCTCTTAATGTTAATACAATTTGTGATGCTTGTTTTTGTGTAATTAACTTATACATCTCACCAACAAATTTTTGTAATGCGGTATAGTTGTCTTGGACCACACTTGTAAAGAATTTTTGTGTTTGTCCTGATGTTGCAGGATTATTATCAATATATGTTTGTTTGTTAGATATTGACGTATAAGCAGCGTAGGCTGATTGGAAATCAGTAGATGTTGTCAATTGCGGATTGGTACCAGGAATATCATTATCAAAATAAAAACCTAAATTAAGATAATTGTCTAAAGTTTTTTGTGGTGTAGCGTCAGTTTGATTACCACCTGTAGATGGACCTGTTCCACCAACTGGTTGTATATTATTAACAGCTTCTTTGAATTGTTCTTGAGTAACTTGTGGGTTATTAATCACCTCTTGCCAAGCCTGTAATTCAGTTAAAGGAACTGTATTATAAATCTGTGCTAAATTATATAAGTCATATTTTTTACAACCCGCAAAGAATGAATCAATAATAGAATCTGCTTTAGCTCTATCCCCCTCGTTTGCTAAAACTCTATTAACAATCAAATCCATAATAGAAGGATGGTCAACAATCATTTTCCACTTTAATGTTCCACTTCTTGATGTGTTTCTATAAGTGTAAATTGGTTCAGGTCTTCCTAAGAATACGTTCTCGTTAAATTGTGGTCTTGTATCCTCGGTGATTGCAATATCATATGGGGGGAACCACATGATTCTACCACCGTTTGGACCTTGTTCACAAGCTGGTAAATCACTTACACGGTAACCAGGTCTGTGTCCTGTTCTCCAAGCCAAGTTTTCAATTGAGAATAGATATTTTTTAACTTTTCCTTGTGTTATTCCATTGATACTACCCGTAGTAACAACACTATCACCACCTTTTTCAGGAGCAATGTTCAAATTATATGTTGAATCTAAGATTGAATAACTGAATTTACGAATATTACCTTCTTTCTTTTGTAAGTCATTGAATGAATAGTATGGTGTATCTTTTGTAAACACACGACAATATTCAATACCCACATTGGCTTGTCCATCACTATACTTAATAATTTGAGAACCCTTTGTAATTTCTTTATATCCGTCAAAGAATACTTTGGATGTTTGGTCAATAGCGTTTCCAACGTGTCCAAAACGAGCACCTGAATTAGGTTGAGAGTCAATTAATCTTTGGGTATCATCTAAAATTGAACCAGGCTTAAATGCGTAGTTAATAGATTCAGTTGATACTACTTGGTCAGAGATTGATGGCCAATCAGGACTTTGTTCAGCATAATCACCACCTGGTTTTTGTCTTCTACCAGCATTTGGTGCCCATTTACCACTAACCCAACTAAAACCACCTGTGATGTTTCCGTCATCATCAAATGCTCTACCTGCTAAACCAAATTTGAAATTCTTATCAACACCTTCATACTCTTTACCTAAAATATCAGGTCCATAAACAGGAGCATTTACTTGAGCTCCGTATTGGTCAATTGGTACTTGACCTGCTGGCGATGTTAAATACTCAGGCTCTCTTGTAGGACTACCAACATAGTAGTTTCCTTGACTCATGTCTTGGGCAAACGCACCTGTAATAGCATTTCCAATAGTAGAAATAATACCAGCACCACCAGTATTGTACTTTGGTCTATACTTGTTTGAGTCTAAGTTGTTGGTAAGTTGTTGTCTTTGACCTGAACCAGTATAGTCTAATAATAATTGAGATGGAGATGTTGGTCTTGAACCAAATAATCCAAATAATCCCCCACGTTTACCATTACCTGCGGCAACAGTTGCTGATTGTGATGAGTTGTAATCTTTATACTGAAAATAACTTCCTGGTATTGGTGAAAAAGGTAATGTAAATCCTGCAATTCTCTGAACAATATCTTGACCTTGTGATAAAATATTTCCACCACCAGTTGTAATTTTATAATCACGAGTAATTAATGGACGTTTTCCTGCAATAATCATTGCAAGTTGTACAGGGTCTTGTAAACCATTAAGAATATTAACTCTACCTACAGTTTGTGCTTGAACACTTTGGTTAACTCTTTGTTGAAATGAGTATTTTCCACGTTCAACACCAATTTGAGCTAATTTTGAATCTAAAGAAGCAGGACCGTTATCACCCGTAGGGTCGGCTTGTAATAGAACCGCATAAGGTGAATAAGATGAAGGTCTGAAACTTGGTGGGTCCCAATAAGATGCATTTTTTTGTACATTTATTACATCACCAATATCATAATATCTGAATACTTTATCATTTGGACTGTACGCATTTTTTACATAAACTTTCTTTTGAAATGAAACTGAATAATCTTGTAAAGCGTTTGTATATGGTGGAAATGCACCATACGGTCCTTGATTTGAAGTAACTTGTTGTGTGTTAATTAAACCATTAATGTTTTTATTATAACCACCATTTGGTCCAAAAATATTGTTTGTATATAATAAATCTGCGAATGGGTCGTTATCAATTAACGCATCAGGTGAATCAATTACAGAATAATCATTTTGAACTAAATCACCAGGTGCTGGTGAAGAAGTTGGAGTATACACGCCAGGTTTTGTGTAAGGTGTTAGGTTCCTTACCAAAAGTTTGTTTCTTAAAAGTTGTGTTGCACTAAAACTTAATGGACTTGGCATGTTATTTTGTTTCCTCTATAAATAGAAGTTATTTTATTTTTTTTAATATCCACCAGATTTACTTGGCATATTTCCATAAGTTCCGTGAGATTGCATATCCTTAAACATTTTTTGTATTGTTTTTTTGAAATCAGCACTATTAATAACTTGTTGGATTTGGTCTTGGGTTAATTTTGTTATTGAACCATCAGGACTCTTCATATTGAAATTAACCTCACCTTCTACCTTTAATGGGTTGAAAGCAACATTGGTTGTTTGTTGAACATTTGTTTGTTTTTCAATTTCAGGTTTTTTCACTGAACTTCCACCAAACATTCCTTCGGCTTTTCCCGCTAACTTTGTTAAACCATTATACGCAGCACCGGCAGCTTCAGCAATTTTATTACCTGATGAAATGTATGGTTTTCCAGCTCCCTCAAAATCAAATTTTGAAAATGAATCAGCCATTTTTTTAATACCACTTTCAACATCATTACCACCCTTTCTCATTACTTCAGCCAATTTATCAAAACCTCCTTTACCAGACATTACGTCAATTAAACTTTGTCCTGTTTCCTCATAAAACTTGTTTGCTCCACCAATACCACCTCTAACATTTCCAGCACTTTCACGAACTCCTTTAGACGCAGAAACAATAGTTCCTCTAATAACTTCTCTTAAATCGGCAGGTGCTCTACTACCCGCAGAAGTGGCTTGTAAAGTCGCTTTAATCTCACCAAGTGCCGCTGTTGCCAATTTTGCTTCAGTAAGTTGTTCTCTCGCCAAATCCTCAACTGAAACAGGAGCCTGAGCTTCTTTTAATTCTTTTAAGTCATTAGTGTTTAATGTTGACACTAATTTTTGCTCACCTTTTACTTTAACTGTAAATCCACCTTTTTCTTTACTATAAGTGGCAACATTGGCAATAAATTGTTTTGATTCTTCATCAATACCAGGTAACTTGAAGTCTTTTGAAATCATACTTAATTTCTGACTTGCCGTTGACATTTTAACCAATTCTTCGTACTGAATACCCGTTGCGTTAGCAATTTCTCTTAAATCACGTTTAGCATTTGGGAACACCTTAAATTCTTTACTTTTTTCATCAAAGTATGTGAATTTTTCGGTCATATTAACAACTTGTTTCTGTAACTCTTCAGTATCTTCAGAAGCCAAGTACATCAATCTAAATGGGTCAGCCAAATCACCAGCAGCAACACCCATTCTTTGGAATGCCGATACCATTTCAACAGCACCTTCAGGATTAAACACCCTTTCAGCAAATCCAAAAATTTCTTGCATATTAATACGTAATCCCGCAGCTTGAGCTGACATTCTTGCCAATCCCTCAACACCACCTTGGAATCCGTATTTATTAATGGTTGATAAATTCTGTTCAACATTTTTGAACACGGCACTTGTGTTAACACCAACTCTACGAGCAATGTCTACCGTAGACTGCATGTTGTCTTTAATATTCGCTGTTTGAATACCAGCATTTTGGAATCCTTCAACTACTCTACCAACTTCATTACTTGAAAGTCCAACAGCTTTGGCACCAGCATATAACCCACTAACAGTTTCACCTAATGTAACAACATTTGTTTGTAATTGTTCAGCGATACCTTGTTGTATTACTTGAACATCAGCAAATTCACCCCCAAGTCCAACAATGGTTGGGTAAGCAATTGCCGCTTCTTGTCTTAATCCCGCAATGGCTTTTTGAGTTTGACCCAAAGTACCAGCCATACTCGCGTTAAGACTGGCTAACTGTGATTCTAATTGTCTTGTACCCGCAACAAAACCATCATACACACTATTGACAGAATTCTTAAGGTCGTTAAGTAATTCTTTAACATTATCAATACTGTTTGATAAACCAGATGTATTAGGTGGGGTTGGATTTTGTGGAGGTACCGATTGCATAATTAGTTACTCTAATAAATAGAAACTATTATGTTTTTGAAAAACTTTCAACAACTTTATCTATTAAATACCTACGAGCAAATGTAGGCATTGTATGATACTCAGTCCAAGAAATGTTCAAATTCTTGTTTAAGACGTAAAATTCGTCCAATTGATATTTTTTATAATCAGAAGAAAACCCGAAAAAACTCCACCCCGAAGGCGATGTCAACATCTACCTTTTCTCCTGACGGGGTCAAAACTGTTTTTCTCAAATCTAATTGGGGTTCATTTTCATTAATAAAATTTCTTATGAATTTTGAATCCATAATTGGTAATCCATCAACAAATTTGTTGATTGTACCTTGGTCACTATCACCCTCAACAGACACAATTTGTTTTTGAAGTTTCCACGTAACTTTTGGAGCAACCCTACCAACGGGATAACTTTCACCCAATTTATTAATGTCTTGAATTTCTCTCCATGTTAATGGTTTGATTCTTACATTAACACCAGACTTAGGAAGTGTCACATCAAATGTTCCGTCTTCATTTGGTGGTACAGATGTTTTTTTGAAATCCAAAGCGTCTAAAAGAATATCTACTTGGAATCTCTTATTAGTTTGGGGGTCAATAACTGAAATCTTATATTCAGGTCCAAAAGATGTATTTCTTAAGAAAATTAATAGTGCTTCAATGTCACCATTTAACATATCTTCAGGTCTTAAATCTGGTTCGTAAACTTTACTACGTAGTAAAGACATAATCATGTCATCACCATTGGCAGCCATGATTGTATTTTCATCAGCCGCAGTTAAGTATCCAACTTTAACCGACTTCTTTTTTGATTTGTAGAATTTACCTTCCGTAGGAAGTTTAACCACATCATGTGGTAAGTTAAATTCTTGTTGACCATATTTCATTAAATTATCATCCATAAAAAAAACACAGGGAATTAGTCCCTGTGTTAAATATACCTTAGATTAAATATTAATCAATAATAAAAGTAAATACTGAATTAGTAAACCAAGATACAACGGTCCATTTGTAATGTAACGTCTAATCCCGCTAATTTGTCATCACTATAAGCCACGTTGTCCCAAGCAGCTTTAGTAATCATACATCCGTCCAAAATCCATTTTTCTACGACAACACCAGTTGGGTCTAACATTTCAAGGTCAACATTTTTCTTGTAACCTGCGGCATAACCCATACGACCTGTAACAGATTCTGCGTGTAAACGAACCCACTCCATAAGAGCCTGAGTTGCTGATGGACCAATTGGGTCACGGAATTTAACAGAAATTGGGTTCCATTTGAAACGACCTGCTACGAATGTAGAAGTGTTCAAAAATTGTATTTCTGTAGAGTTGATGTCAATAGATGGTCTTCCTGATGATTCAACGAACCATTCATTAATACCTAAAGTTGTGTCGAATCTCAATATAAATCGGTTCGCTCTTTTTGGTTCGTATGGAACCGGCATTTTCATTAATAAATCAGCCATGGTATATTTGTTTTTTTTACTTTTGTTTTAGTTTATTTCTATATAAATACATACTACTGGAAAATTTTTGTCTTTACTTTGTTTTTTTCAAAATTATACTCCCATTAGTATCTAGTTTTAGCTCCTTTACCAGTATAGTAGTTCTTTAACATTGGTTCATCTTCAAAACTCTTCTTCATTACTTCTACATTTCTAATGTCATCATCAGAAAAACCAATACTAGGAACAAACTTATTATTTACATCATTTTTAAGATATAATTTTTTCCCTAATTGTTTTGCTTGAGATTTTACATAAGAAATAAATTCCCTCATTGCGTCCACTTTTAATTGTTCAGGATTTCCGGCACCTGTTGGGTCAAGAAAACTAACAGGATAATATTTGTTCATCTCTAAATAATCTTTTATTAACTCGACATCTGATTTGTCTTCCATACCTGAGATGTCCCTGTATTTTCTAAGATTCTTTAATAATAAATCTTTATTGATACCTTGATGGTCGGACACAATTAAGTTGTAAATAGCATCTTTAATTGTATTGGGATTATGACCACGAGCCGTAATTATTGAAAAAATTGAACCGTTGTTAATTGCTTCTACAAAGTCAGACCAAGCGGGTCCAGTTTTTGCTTTCATTGCATCAATCTTAAATTGTTTGTCACCACCCTCTCTGAAATTTCTATAAGGTTGGTCTGCATATCCAACAATTTTATGTCCATCATAATCAAACTCTTCTTTTCCAATTTGATGTCTATGTTCCGCGAAATCTTCAGTTGACATTGGGACTTCATTTCCCTCATCATCTCTTAAGATAATTTTTGTTGGCATATACATTAAGTTGTCATCCCAATCAAATGCGTAATACTTTAAGTCTGGCGTACCAGCATCATCGAAACCTTCACGTAACGATGATACTGGATTATTTTTTTTGTTTTTCAACATAAGTTATTAGATGTTTTCAAACGATGCTCCTGTTGGAGTAATTAAGAAATCAATTTCTATGAATTCCAACGCTTTTGTTGGTTTCAAATAGATTTTACCTGTCATTGTATTTCTATCTAAGTCTTCTGGTGAATTACTTACAGTAACACGGAAGTCATATAAACCTCTATCTCTTCTGATTGCATCTAAGATAGGATTAACTGAATCCAAGAAGTCTTGTCTTACTTTAGCGTCGTTTTGTTCAAACAACAATCTTACAGAAACAGCCGAAATCAACTTACGAGCTTGTAATAACAATCTTCTTACGTTGATTCTGTTTAATGCTGAATCAGCGATTTGAAGTGTTTTGTTACCCCAAATTACAGTTCCAACATCAGAGAATGTTGCGATAGGGTTAATTCTACCTTGATACAATGTATCTCTATCTTGTTGTGTAAGTTTCTTACGAGCTTTGATTGAATTAACTAAACCTCTTGTATAACCCGCAGTTGCGAACCATGGGAATGAAATGTTATCAGTCAACGCCAAGTTTCTACAAACTTCACCTGTTGGTGGTAAGTAAATTTGTGTGTTATTAACAGTATCTCTTACCAAAATCCAAGGGTAGTAAGTTGCTGTGTAGTTAGAGTCAATACCTGTATTTACCAAGTTATCTACCGCTTCAGTTGGGTAAATGAAGTTTCCTGTTTGAACAGGTATGAAGACATTGCTATCAGGTGTTGTACAAATGTAGATTGAATCTGCTCTGTTGTATGTAACCATTGATATTGCGTCTTCAACCAAGTTTGAGTTATTTACATAATCAATACCTGGAGTTGCGAATACGTTGATTGTTGTAGCTTCAGGGTTAGCAAATGTGTTGATACCTAACAAGTATGCGTAGTAGTCAGTATTTGCGTAATCTGTGAAGTTATCGATTGCGATTTGTTTGAAAGCTCCCCAACCTGTTGCGTTTGGATATCTTGTAGAAGAACAAGCTCCTTTTTGATAACCAGATGCTCCTAATTGGAATCTGTCAGTATTAGTTCTATGTTCGTTGTAAATATCCCAACCATCAAAACCTTTTTGTACTAAGAAAGTGAACTTTCTAGCCTGAATTTGGTAGTAAGGGTTAGCTGGGTCAGTAGGGTCTGTTTGGAAAGACGCATCACCAACAAAGAACGCTGAAGTTCCTGATGTTGGACCGTATGCGATTGTTACAACTGTTGCTCCTGAATCCATGTGGAAACCTTTAGTTTGGTAATCCCAAGGTAATGCTGGGTCTTCAACACATAAATCATTTGGTTTTTGAACACCTTTGAACATAAAGAAGTCAGGGTCATAACCAATTTGTGACGAAATACCTAAATAAGACGTTCTAACTCTATCGCCAGCACTATACACAGCATTGTCTTTTCCTGCAGTTGTACCAAATGGTGGGTTATAGATTTGTTCACCTGGATAATCGTATTTTGTTTTGTAAACAGGGAATGGAGGAGTTGCTCCGTCATATTCTCTAATTTCATATCCTTCAAATCCACAAGGTAATGAATCAGGGTTAGCATCTTCATTCATTTCCAACATTATGTATTTTGAATTCAATGCGTATTCACCGTCAGCAGTACCTACTTTAACAGCTATGTAACTGTTTGATGTTGGGTCTAAAGTACAGTTTGTATATTTTTCAATCACAACTGGATTTGAATCGGTATCGTAGAATGAACGAACCGCTAAATCAAATGAACCATTTGTATATGAAATGTTTTGAATTGAAATTTTAATTTGTAAGTTTGCTGAGTCTCCATCACAAACTGTGATAATCTTAAACAATCTTTGAACTGTATTACCACGAAGTTGTGAAACAACCCAAGGTGATTCAGCAGATTTGTAAGGAACCAAATAATCAGCAATTGTTCCACTTGTGTCTTGATATCTTAAACCTGGTAATGCCACCAACTCAGTATTCAAACCTCTGATGTAACCTTCATTATATGCGTAATTTAACAAGTTCGAGAATTTTTCTTCAACAAACAATGGAACTTCAAATCTTGGTTTACCAAATACTGATTGACCAAAAACTTTAGTGATGTAATTTGTATCAGAAGTATTCAACGATGTCATGAAACTGAAGTCGTTTCCATCAGCAGTCATACCTGAAATTGCGAATTCCGCAAATGGGTTTTGTGTGATTGCTGAATAAGTTCCTGAACTATTAATAACAACATCAGTCAAACCTGATACTGTATAAACAGGACCGTTATCATTTATAAATGTAGCAAGACCTCTTGAACGAAGAGTTGCTGCAACTAAATTATTGTATGAAGTATACGCAGTACCTGAGTAGTAATATACCGAACCTGAACAAACACCTGAGAAGTTTCCTGAACCTAAATTAGTTAAAGATGAAACAACTGAGAACCAAGAATAACCTGTGTAAGCATTTCCTGAAGAAATATCAAAGTTTGCATAATACCAAGCGTCATTGGTACTTGCAGAATAATTAGCATTTGATGTAGTTACACCCGAAACTTTATATACGTTAGTTGATGCAGTATAAGCAGATACACTTGGAGTAATAGCTGATGAAACAGTACCATAATAATATATGGTTGTTGCTGAAGTTGCTGAACTCGCAATAACTCCACTTAACTCATTATCAATTTGTGTTCTTAAAGTACTTGTACTTCCGTCAAATTGAGTAAAAGGTGCGTCTAAATTATTTTGAATAATGCTAGGGAATGCTGTTAAAAAGTTTACAGTTCCACCTGTATTACCCGAAAATTTCATAGTAAAGTTTTGTGGTGAACCACTGAAACCTATTGTTCCTGGGTCAACATTCGCAATTGTTGTAATTGACCAAGATGGACCCGCATCGTAACCCGATAGACCCAAAACTCTGGTAACAAACAATTGGTTAGATTGTTGTAGATAAGATTTAGCAATGTACGCCAATTCGTACTTTGGAATTTGTGTGTTCACAAATTTTTCTGGGATTGTACCTCCGAAATACGCTTCAAAGTCACTGTAGTTTGTGATGAAGATAGGTTCAAAAGCTGGACCTGTTTGTGTTTCACCCACAACACCCAAAGTTGTAACACCGACACTTTGAGCAACATAACTTAAGTCATATTCAGATGTATAAACACCTGGAGAAACGAAAACTTTATTTGATACTGCCATTTTGTTTGATATTGTTCATGTTTTATTTATAACATAAATATTCGGTTTTTTTAGAAAAACTTTACTTTCCAATATCTATTTATAAAATGGGCAGACTATTTTCTGCCTTTATTCTGCCTATGGAAAAGAAAATTAAAAATCTTAAGATATCGATAGAGTCACACACGATTTTGAAAAACTACTGTGACAAACGAGGTATCAAAATGTATAAGTTTTTGGAAAACTTAATCAAAGAAAAGTGTTCTGAAAAAAGAGATGTATATGGAGAAGATTAAATGTATGGAATCGCTGGTGGTTCCAAAACAATCTGATAAGATAATGTCGCCTCATCACCAGGTGTTGTCTTTGTAATCTCAAAACGAATAGTATCGTTAGTATTAACTTGTATTACGGGAACATCAGTTCCGTAGAAATCGAACGATGCCGAACCTTGTGGTTTGATATAAACATCAATACCATTTTCATTATCAATATTTCTATTACCAACCAATGAAAAGTTTCCCGTATAATCGGCAACAATGTCTTTTGTTGTTTCAGACGGACCAAAAATCAAAGAGTAATCAAATGATGATGGGTTTTCAGGATGTCTTCTTCTTTTTGGTGGTGGTATATTACCAACAACTTCAAAGGTATTGAAAACTCTTGATACTGCAGGAGCCACTTCAAATTCATCAGGGTCCAATAAAAATCCTAACATTGTGAATTCATAATTTTGAATGTAGAATCTTCTTTTTTCAACTTCAACAACAGATTCATCAGATATGTTACCCATTACAATAGGAATATAATGACCTTCAATTTTTCTATAGGCTTGTTTTGACGCAAAAGTTTGAATTACATTTTTATTAAACTCATTCAACTCTCTCATTCTATTACAAATAATTTTAACATTATATGTAATATCAACAGGAACTGGTTGTGGAATTTTATAGATATCCATACCTTTGATGTTTCCGTTCCATGTTGGAACCGCGGCATAATAAAATTCTTTTCTATTTGGGATATTCCAAAGAAGTGCTGGATTACTACCATACTTTACTTCAGGTTGACGGACAACTGTAATAAATGGTGGATTTGGGTTACCATTCAAATCATTAAAGTTCCAAGTTTCTGTAAATTGAGCCCAGTTCTGAGTTGTAATAATGATATCTACCATTGGAATTATCTTTCCCGCAACAATAGTTTCCAAATCTTCTTTTACAAAATCCAAAAACCCCCTATCTAATTCAGGGTGTAATAATTGTTTTGGTAAATAAGTTCCGTCTTCGGTAATATAATTAAGCAATTGTTCTCTTCTCTGAAGAAGTATTTTTTCAGGTGTAAGATTAATTGTCGGTATAACTTTTTTAGGATAACCCATTAGATTCCATTAAATTCGTTTTCAGTAACAGGTGTTGCAATAAATGACCTGTAGAAAGGTTTATATCCACCATAAGTATGTTTATTATCAAAGTTAGGTGTTCCCACATTAACAATAGAAAAATATCTAACTTCGGATTCATTAATATAATACCCAACATAATCCCCCAATCTAATTACAAGTTGTAAGTTTTCTAAATCTTGATTGTAGATGGCAAACTTAATATTACCTGGTTCGTTTTGTAATACTTTTGAACTACCCAAAAATCTTTCTTCAGGTGCCAAATTTTGAACGTAGGCATTCACTGATACTGGCGGTAAAAACTGAATACCTTGTGATAACACTTCACCATAAACATCATCATTAACTGTTTTGGTTCTATCAACACGATAAATAACTACAGTGAAATTCATATCACCGTCTAACCATTCTCTACCCATGGCGATTTCTAAGTTATAATCTTCACCACCGAAGAATTTACCTAATCTTGTTATTGGAACTAATTTTTGTGCCATATCAATACCTTATTGATAAATACTTGGTTTTTTATTATCTTTTAATAGTTTGGAAAATGTTGAGAACATAAATAATGTGTCAGTCTTGGAAAGGAAGGCTCTTGACTTGTTGGAAACCTACTCAGGTGCCAACAATTACATTATGCGTTTAAGACAGAAACAGATTGATAATAAAAAGTTTTATCCTACAAGAGCTCAAGCAGAGTATATAGTAAACTACTTTAATACAACACCAAAGGTTGCCAAGAAGTGGGTTGATTTGGATGAATATTTTTCCAAAAAAATTTCTGATGAAAAATTATTCACTAAGATTGCCACCAAAGTTTATGTTGAAAAACTTTTGATTGAAAAAGATACTTCCTATCATATTTGGGGGAAATTCTTTGATACTCAAGAACTCCACGACTTTTGGTTACCTAAAGTTGCTTTACTTAAAAACAATAAAGTTGAGAACGTGGTGATTGATTATGAGAAATATAATCATCGTCCACCACTTGACCACCAAAAAGAAGCAATTCAAAAGTTGGTTGAGAACAAGAAGTTTATTTTGGCTGATGATATGGGTTTGGGTAAAACCACTTCAACTATTATTGCCGCTTTGGAAACAGGTGCTAAAAAAGTTTTAATCATTTGTCCCGCATCTTTGAAGATTAACTGGCAACGTGAGATTGT